AGGACCAGACATTGGCTGAACACCACAGATGTCATAAGCAATGAGGTTAGGCATTGCACGACGAATGAGGCTGATCAGCACTGGGTCGAAACCAGCGCGTGGACCTTTGGGATCAGCAGCTGATTGGAAACCATCAGCACCTACGATGCTGGTGGGGGCTTCCATCAGGAGACCTGAAGACTCGCCCATTGCGGAACGCTCTTCGAGGAATTTCTCTTGGTTTTCCAGGAGTTGAGCGGTGACAGCCTTTCTGTATGGATCGCGGATCTCAGGAAGATCTTGATGATTCAGAATAGGTGCCCACTTCTCCTGCAGATTTTGTGCAGTCATTTTAGGGATTACCTTTTGTTTGTTTTCAACGGTTGACAGTGCGGGAAAGGGCACGGCTATATGCAGCCATTGTGCCACTCATACTCTCATCCACTGTCGGGGCGAGAGCCTCAGCAGATTCTGCAAGGTACTCACCAGAAGAAGCCTGAGTTTCCTCAGAAACTACAGCTGCTTCCACAAATGATTCCTTGAGAATGTTGAGTTTCTCACGATAATTAGCTTCACTTTCAAACTCTACGCTTTCAGCCAGCCCAGCGAGCTTGTCCTTAGCACTCTCGGAAAGATCCCAAGAGACATCAGAAACAATTGATTCACGCTGGAAACTTGACATCTTAGATGAAAGACCAACATTGGCTTCAATCTGTTCGTTCAGTTTGTTTTCCATATCATCAAGTTTAGCGACCATGCTTTCAAAGATGTCATACTTCTCATCTGGAAGTGTGACATAATGGTCTTCAAAGAGTGATTTCATACCCTGCATGAAGCTTTCAGAAAGCTCATTGCGGATACCATTTTCAACCACAAGCTTGTTCTCCTCCAGCCATTGTGCTGAAGTGTAGTTAAGGAAGGACTCGACTTTCTCTGCAATGTCCTTGATCTCTTCCTCAAAACGTGTTGAGAATTCTTCTTCCAACCTGTTAACTTCCAGTTGGAGTTTCTGGTTCAGTGCGCTTTCAAAAATGACTTTAGCTTTTGTCTTAAAGTCAGCACTTGCACCTTGACCATCTGCCAGTTCCTCAAGGGATTCCCGAGCAGTGTCATCAATTTGGGTGTCCTCATAAGCCACAGTTGGGCTCAGTTTACCAACACCTTTGTTCTTACGGCCAGTCCCTGTAGAACCATTAGCACTCCCTGAGGAAGCACCGCCAGGAAGAGCATCCTTAGCATTTACATAACGACCACCTGATTCAGCAGCAGAAGCATCATTGTTTACTTCAGTATGTGACTGGGATGTACCCTCATTATCAATCTTCTGAGAATCACCAGTAGGCTCTCCATCATAAGGAGTAGGACCACCAATATCACTAATAGATTGACCAGGTACTACTGAGGGAGATAGTTTTTGCATAGGCTCCCCAGAAGAGGCCCTAGAATTAACTTGAGTACGTGACTGTGTAATTGCCATTGTTTCAGATGCTTTGTTTCAAGTATTTAGTCAAAGTTATTTATAAATCCCCCACATTATGGAAGATTTATTTACGGATAACTCTTATGATAAAAGGAACTGTTCAAACTCAATTAAACTTTGAGCTTCTAGTTCCCCAATGAGAACAGAGTTCTCGATTCTGTCGTAAATTGCTGCAACTTCTCTTTCTTTAAGAAGTCCGTTGTCCCAAACCCATTCTTTCCCTTCCATAATTCCCTGGACGAAGGCATCGGGAGCAGAGGGATCAGCAACAATGTCAGCAGCGGTAGCCAACATAAAATCTTCACCCACATAGTTACAGCCATTTCTTTGTTGAAGTGATCCCATTCCACGGGAAGATACACCAAGTGTTACTCCATCATTAAGAAGAGCACCAGCAATACGTCCCATAGGTGTTTCAAGAATCTTTGCTTTACCTATGAAGTTTGAACCTTCCTGCTTGAGAGACGTAATCTTATGAGATACTCTGTCAAGATTAACAGTTGGGCCGTCTGGATGACCAAGCTCCCCCATTGCCCTATTCTTATCCACATAAGATTCATTGTATCTTTTGACTTCCTTAGCCAAAATCCGAGACTCATAGATACGACCGTTCCTATTTTTGATGTCGCCTTGTAGGAATGGCCCCTGGATATAGAATGTTTTCTTACCTTGACTTTCTTCACAAAGAACCTCAATAGATTCGACTTCTTCTCTAATCAGTTTCATCGGATACTCCTCCTGATGGATGTTCTGCTGACAATGGACCACCGTCACCTGGCACATTAATCACTGGGGCAAAATAATCCATTGCCACTTGTGGTTTAATTTCATTAATACCATCATATGTTCTAGAAAGCAACTCCTGATTAAGACAATCAGAAGCTTCTGCGTTCTTACCTTGAACAACGAGATCGATTAACTCTGCTACTCGGGACATAATAATTAAGTAGTTTACACTGTGTATTTAGGGTTTATCGCATTGGGGCTGGTGCTGGCATAGGAGAAGGCATAGGAGAAGGTGCTCCTCCGCCCATCCCTTGCATATTAATATCAGCACTGATCTCAGCAGGGTCACCAGACAATCCCATGTCTCCTTCTATTCCCATATCAGCAGGTTGTCCCTGTCCCTGAGCAATAGCTTCATCATCCTCAGTAGCAAGTTGAGCTTCTGGATCCGGAATAATACCAACGTTACGCTCATATGCAATCTGCCTATCAATATCTTTAATCTCCCCATCAGTATAACCAAGGAGACGATTGCGAACCTGATACACGGAGAAATACTTACCAAGATATGGCTCAGCCATAGTAGCAAGGTTGAGACGATTCTGCATCATCTCCATCTCTTTCAGCTCAGCAAAGTGATTATCATACATGAAGTCATACTGGATATGCTCCTTCATTGCATCATATTCTTTGGGTGATACAACACCTTTCAGAACCAACTGAGTCTTAAGAAGATCAACAAAGATACCGGAGAATCTCTTTCTCATTCTACCAACAAACTTGGAGAACTTAACCTCATCCCTCATGATGTTATCTGATTGTCCAATCTGGAAGCCATCACCAGCATCCTGACGTGAAGCAGGAACATTCAAGGAACGATAAAGCTTATCCTGGAAGTACTTAAGATCTTCCAACTCACCTAGGTTCTGTCCACCAGGTAGTGTGGATACTTCTGTACCTCTACCACCTTCTCTACGTGGTAGCCAGTAGTCTTCCAGCATAGACATATACTTCTTCTCATCCTGAATCTCTCCAGTAGCAGCATTGTAGGAAATCTTAGTCCTATAACGTGCCATCACATCACGGAGATAATTCTCAGCCTTAGCCTTAGGAAGATTACCTACATCAATATAGAAAAGTCTCCTCTCAGGGGCTCTAGCCATCCTGTAGATAACAATAGAATCCTCCATCCAGCGCAGCTGGTTCATCGCCTTTTGTGCTTTCTGGAGATAAGATAGAACCCTCCCATTATTACCATCAACAAGGCCAGATGAAACATAGGTTACAGCATCTCTAGCAAGCTTAATAGTTTGAGCTTGACTATTGGGACCCATTGATTGTCCCAGGTAATTCATACCCTTCTTATTATAAAGGAAGTATTCTATTACTCTAGCAGGGAATTGATTCTGAGCCTGCCCAAATGCCCCAGATGAATTAGAAGAATATGCCTTCTGATCATTCCTCAAATAAGGTTGAGGAAGATTGGGATTCATATACTGACGAATAGGTTTGATCTTAAGAGCGTCAATATTACGAATGTCTGTAATACCTTTCTCTGGTTGATTCAGATCAATTACTTTCTGATAATAAATGCGTCCATCAATGTACCACTTGCGGAACATATCATGGGCTTTATTATTAAAATCTAATAGGTGAAGAATGTATTGAAACTCTTCCCTGATGATTGTTTTAACTCTTTCTGAAATATCAAGATTACTTAAATCAATTGCAACAGGAGTATCGTTGGTGTCGGAAACAATAGCTTCATTAACAATATCTTCAATAGCTGAATCAACTTCGGGATGGAGTGCCATGCACCTCCATTTCCTCACAGCTTCATAATCTTTAGTTGTTTCTTGGTCTAGATCAATTCCATACCCGTAAAGTCCACCAGCAGATACCTGGACCCCATCATCCATATTAGGAGGTACGGGAGATATCTTGGTGAGCTGTTCCAGTTCATCAGTTTTATAGGAAAAACCAAATAGACGGGAAGGTTGATTCAAATATTGTGATTGGGACGGATTCACAGTGCCACTAATTTACCTTGTGAAGTATTTAGGGCATTAAAAAAGGGACTGTTTCCAGCCCCTTTGGAATGTATTTTAACTTCTGATAACTGGACCAGGCTGTGGAATCACAGGAGTGGTAGAAGGAAGTGGATCGTTGTTAGCAGCAGCACCCCAGTATTGGACATTGAAGGAAACTGTGTATTCTTCAATGGTGTCTGTGCTATCAAAGTCAAGTCCAATCTCACTAACAGTTGAAGGCCAAATACCTTCAAAAGCATATACTCTCAGTTGGTTACCATCTCTATCAAGCTGTCTTACAGTTGCTGTAGCAAAGTAAGCATCAAGAGTATTAGCACCCAGAGCATAATTCATATTCTGAATCTTCTCTGACCACTTTTCAAAAGTAGTCCTAAGGTAGAAACTAACATCATTGATGATAGTTACTTCCCATGGATCAAATGTCCTGTCACCTGAAACTTTGAGCTTACGTCCTCTGAACGGAACCTCAATTGTTCCAACGTTAGATGCAGGAAGTGAAGCAGCCTTTACTAGAAAGACTGCCTCTTGTGTTGCTTCTGTGGTGTCTTCAGCGACACCAGGGGGAAAGCTAAGCTCCACCTGGAACATGGTGGGGCGTACCCCACCACCCTGTAGAACTGCCTTAAAATCTTCAATACTTTTACGTGACATAGTTGTTACCTAGGCAATGGGGGTTTAATTAAGAGTTGGGACGTCTAAAGAGAGCAACACTCTCATCGAATGCTACTCCAGTCTTCGTTGCTACGAAGTTCAGAGTGATGAAGTTGATAGATCTTGCAGGCTTGACATAAATATCAGCCACAAACTCATTCCTATCAACAACTTCAGGTGTGTTGTTTGTTTCATCACAAACTACCAGGAAGTCTGTTACTCCTCTCTTAGCCTGAACATCTCTCAGGAAAGGATTAACATTGTTCTTAAAGAGTGTACGAGTCACTTCATCATTAAACTCAAACAAGTTCACCCTAGACATCTTAGCAATCTCCCTCTCAATAACCAAGAAGAGCTTTCTGACATTGATTCTATCAAAGGCAGAGCTGTAAGACAGGGCTGTCTTATCACCAAAGAGAACTGTACCTTCACCTGGGAAAGTAACAATAGGATTAACTCTAGAAGTATAAAGTTGATCTCTCTGTGCCTTGCTTGGGTTATAAGCAAGCTTCACAATGTTAAAGACCTGACCTCTAGCCAAACCTGCTGGTGAATACCAGGGCTCAGCAAGAATAGAACTACGCACCATGCATCCAGCAACGTCTGCATTCATAGGCACATACTTATACTCATCAGAGAACCTATCATACATGTACTTGTAGCCACTATCAAATACAGCATAGGAACTACTAGTCAGATTATCATAGTAATCCTCAAGAGTATCAGTTACTTTATCTGCGTTTGATTGACCAACAACCAACTGACGAGGAGGAGAGATGAAGCTAATGCAATCCCTTCTGGATTCAGCAATAGAAATCAGATAGTTAGCTTTAGCAATACAATCAGAAATAGTATTAACCTGAGCATCTCCAGAATGGAAATCATCTGGATCGAAACTAAACTCACTATCACCAGCTGGTCCTTGCAGAATATAATCAAGGTCCTCTACATTCTCAGTAGTGAACTTATCATATCCCCTCATCAATTCTCCCAGACTAGCTGAGAAGTTGTCCACGCCCTTCTTAAGATCGTAAGACTTGCTTCTAATATAAACACACTCAACACCATCAGCGATTGTAGTTCCAACAGGAGACTTACTAGCATTAAGTCCAGTTTGAGGAGATCCAATCAGATTAACGCCACTAGTATAGATGGTATTGCTGAAATTATTAATAATGTCCACATAGTAATTAGAGCCACCTTCTGGTGTTTGAGCACCTTTCAGCTTAGAAACTCCAGGGAACTGAGCAATAGTATTACCCTTAGTTCCAGTGTAATTACCGGACATATCATAGATGATAACATTCATACCATCATTTGATGCTCCTTTCTCTGCTGCATTCTGTGTAGTAACAGGACGTTGAGCAAACCTATTCCAAGGAATCTCAGCAAAGGCAATCTGCCTATCATACCAAGAGGAAGTAAGAGATACCTTGAAACCATAAACAGCATCAAACAGAACATCTGTAGATGAAAGTTGCTTATAGGCTGTCCACAGCTGAGTATTAGCATCCCAATAGAAAGTAGTGCCGTAATATGTTACGAACTGCTGACTAGGACGTGGATGAACGGGCCAAGTATCCCAATAACCAGCCAAAGATCCAGCTGCTGGAGCTGTATCTGTAGCCCATCCAGCAGTTTGAACCTGTGATGCTGTAAAGGTTTGTGGCTTGAAGATTACATTGATTTCATTAGAAGCATTACCATCTTCTGAGTAAAGCTCATAATTACCAACCCACTGAATGCCTGTAATAACTCCACTACTAAGAGATGCAGTAGTTGTTTGTAGTTTAGTATCAGGTCCTACCTGAGGAGCGTTGATATAGAAATCTACCCCCTGTAAACCAGTGGATGAGAACTGACAGATTTCATAAACACCATGGTATTCAGAGGAACTAACTCCTTCCTTATCGGGAGGACCAAGCAACCTAGTATAACCAGTCACATAGCCACAAGGCCAAGGTGTGGTAGTAGAGCTAGGGTTATTGACATTTACCTGGAATACTGTTGAACCAATAGGAATGGTAGGATCAACGGTAGCCTCGTCAACAATTACTTTAAGGTATTTACCTACGTGATTTCCACTACAGTTAGTATTAAAACCTGGATCTGTAGTGTACAACTCATAGCCAAGAGGATCATCACTCTCACTACACGTCCACCTTGGAGTGTAACTCAGAGTAGCTGGATCTGGACTAGCACTATCGGCACTATTGATGAAGTTCCTAGGAATAACATTAGCCTTAGCCATATCAAACTTGACGTAGCTATCAGCGCCACTATCAATAACAGCTACTGCCAACCCATTAGCCCAAGTACCTGGGGTACGAGCCATAAAGGTCTCACCATTAGAATTCAGAAGCCAATTCTCAACAAAGTCATCATAGTTTTTAATGTACACAGTGGTACCACCACCACCTGTGCAGGCATTCTTCATGATCTGGCGTTGATCGCCTTCCATAATTTGAACGTCGTCATCACAACGAACCACATAACAAATTCCACCATATTCAAGGAAATTCGCTACAGTATACCAGAACTCATAGTTCTTTTCATTGGGATCACCAAATGTTCTCTGTAGTTCAGCTTCTGTCTGAACCAACACTAGTTCATCTACAGGACCCCTTGCAAACGGGCCAGCAAAACCACCTACATTCGTAGTAATAGCATCACTGGTTCCCCTGGTGAGATCAAATTCATTGATCGTTACCCCAGGAGATGCGGTCTTAATAACCATCTTGAAACTCCTAACAAGATATTCAATATCTATTTAGAATAATATAGTGTTTAAAGACTATACGGAAATATAGATTTGAAGAAATATCACTGGTAGAACAACTCAAGACCACCAGCTAGGGTCTGGACCATATGCCGAACTATGTCCCCACTCCCAATTTCTTTGAGGCATCCCATATTCATCATAATTGTCTTTATCTTTAAACCAAACCTCCCCATTTCCATCCACTTCCATACTATCAGGCAAGCCAGTCTCTATAAAACCAAAAGGAGACATATCTTCTTCTAATTGAGACTTATCCTTTTCATACAGCTCTTCTCTGATACTCTGATCAACCATCTCCTTAAAGTAATCTTGAGCAACAGCCCAGGCATATATCACCATACACATCACCAAATCATCATGACAACCTTCCTCAGCTTCAAAAGAAGATCTCTTCTCAATAAAGGTAGTCATCTCATTAATGATTTGAAAGTCCTGGAAAAGGATCTTATCACTTTCTACCATTTGTTTTAGGTTAGAGCAGCCTAATTTCTTAGGTGCCTTAGCCATCTTCAAACCTAACTGAGTTTTACCACCAGAAAATCCATGCCCTAATACCTGCCCAGCTCTACCTCTCATAGCAGTCATCAGGAGGTTTTCATATTCCATATCATAGAATACAATGGAGGCTACCTGGTCTCCAATATCATTCACCTCACATAATAGCCAAGCTTTATTATATTGCTTAGCAATCTGCACAATGATATCAGGAAATAGCATAGGTTTTATTTCATTATTCCTATATTTCCCTACTAACTTATGAGGATAAGATGTAATATCCACCAAGATAAAGGCAGAATAATCCATCTTCATTCCCCTGGAAACATCAATAGTCATAAGATATTCATGCCCAGGGATAGGCTTCTCATAGATATCTAAACCAGCTGAGCTTTCTATGGGGTCTTCGTAAACCAACGACTTAAGCTTAGCAGGAGATATAAGAGTACCAGCAGAACCGATGAAATCACATCCAAACTCCTGTTGAAATTGTTGTTCTGAAGTGTTAGCAATTGTTTCCTGCTTCCACTTTTCATCTCTCCCTGGTACTTCTGACCAGTGAGCCTCAATTGGATTATAAGAATTTCTTCCTTTCTGTGCATCAGTCCACAACTTATAGAAGTGGTTCATCCCACAAGGGGTTGATACAATAATAACTTTAGTACTCTTACCTGAGGAGATGGTAGGATAAACTGAACTAAAGAACTCTTCTGCTATGTTGGTGGGAACGAATGCAAACTCATCAAGCATAACAATATTATAAGAAAAACCACGTACGGCACTAGAAGACGTGGACGACGCAGTAATCCTTGAGCCGTTCTCAAGCTCAATGGACCCCTTGTTCCACGCAAGGACGCCCTGCTGTAACCATTTGGGTAAATTTTCATAACTAGTTTGCAGTTTAGCCATCAATTCAAATGCTGTCTCTCGCTTGTTAGCTAGAATAGCAATGTTAATATTGTCCCTGAATAAGGCTTGGTGTATCAGATAAGCGGTAACCGTGACACTCTTGCCGCTCTGTCTCGGAAGTTTGCAGATGGTAAAGCGGTTATCATGGAAGGATTGAACAAGTTCCTGCTGAAAAGGATAAGGATGAAAAGGTACAATACCCTCATCCAAAGAAATGACCTTAACATATTCATTGAGAAAATATTCAGGATCAGAGGAGCACTTAATGACTTCCTTTACCTGATCTTTAGTGAAGTTAATTTCAACTCCCCTTTGTTTAAGGAGAGGATTAGCCTTATAAGCTGTATCTTGAGCCATTAATCAATGTACCTAATAATGTAATAAATCAACCATGCTGTGGCTAAGGCACATAGTGTAACCATAAAGACTACACTCCATACTACTTGTGTCATCTGTTACTTATTCTTAGCCATCTTCTTAAATGTCTTAGCTAAAGCTTTGGCTTTACCTGTACAACCTGGCTTAGTGATAGGGGTACATTTACCTTCTGTTCCACGTTCCTCTATGGACTTATTAGCATCCTGGATCCAATCATCCTCTTCCTTCATTGAGATATTTGGAGGGAATACTCTACCTCCTGCCTTTCTACCCTTAGATACACTATAACCTGGTTTCTTCTTATCCCTTTCTGCTTCTTGCCTCTTCTGGATCTTCATTTTATTAAGAAGCTTAGCCCCTTGATCGGAAGTATCCATATTCCAACCTTCACCAAATCTAACCAGGCGCTTCTCTCCTGTATCATGATCCAGGATAGCCAAGTGGTAAAAACCATCTTCCTGAAGTTCAGGAGCATCAATAGGCTCTCCCTCCTCAGAACAAATCATCTCATAAATTTGAGATAACTCTTCACTCATATCAACCCAGTCATCCTCATTATACCAGATGTAGTTCTCACTCATAGCAGGAACAGCAACCATCTGTCCATTATAATCCTGCATATTATCAATGTCAGCAGGATAATAAGCTAATAGTTTAGCAAATGGATAGAACTTTTGAGCTGCCATCTGCATATCCTCTTCAGTTGGCATCTCCATATTAGGCCACAGGAACTTAAACCTCTGACGCCCACCACGGAACATAAGAGAAAGTTCATATACTACACCAGCAGGGTTAAGCCTTGCTGCTTCTGCAAGAGGCATCCAGCCTGCTTCCTCTACCTCTCTATTCTCTCTCAACCAATCATCAGGAATCATACCATGATGAGCCTTAAACTCTTTATGGAGCTGCTTAGGAGTGGTACCAACCTCAGCAGCTACTGCTCTCATTACAATATCAATAGACTGCCAAGCACTATCTTCCAGTTGGAGTAGTCTTCCTTCTAGGTCTGCAATATAACTTGCCTTCATAATAGTAGGCATAACCTCCTTACCACGAGGAGTATCATAAACTTTAACAGGTGTAGACTTAAGTGGCTTTGCATTCTTAATACTAGGAGCACCAGTCATATCTGCTTCATTAACTTCAAACTTCGTCCCGATATACTCTTCATTTTTCTTCTTACCCTTTCCAGTTACCCCATCCTCTACTCTGCTACCAACTTCACTTCCAGCTGCGTCAACGGCAATCCTGGCACCCTTACCAGCAACCTGACCGCCAATTGCCTTTCCTATCTCCTCTCCTGCTTTACCAGTTGCTGCCCCTATAAGTGGAGCAGCTAATGGAGCAAGAGGGCCAGCAGCAGTACTCCCCACCGTCCCCAATAACTTACCAGCTTCTTTTCCAACATGCCCCCCAGCTTTCTCACCAACAGGTTTAGCAGCCTTTTCGACAGCCTTACCTGCCACCACATCCGTACCAACAGCTCCTAATCCTCTACCAACCAAACCTTCTTTCATCTCAAACTTATTATTAATATACTCCGTATATTGCTCCAACGTCATATCAGTTGTAAGAGCATAATAGTTATTAAAGTGATTAGAAATATTACCATCACCATTATCACCAGTAGGAGATAGCTTACCTACATTACCACCACCATTAGGTCCAACCTGTGATAGCTTACCTTCATTTCCTCCATTCCTCAAGCCAATAAGAGCTCTCTGAATAGAACGCTCACCAACTCTACGAGCATGAGTATCTGGGCCTGGATCAATAGGTTGCTCAAGCTCACCATTATTAAGTGCTGGCTTAATGTTATTCTTATAAACGGATACTGCAACCTCAGCCAACTCAGTTCCACTATAATTATGAATAGGCTCAACAGCCTCAGGAGCCTTTACCTTCGATTCAACCTGAAGATCCATACCTGAAATCTTAGATTTAAATGAATTAATTCCCTCATTAATATGAGATGAACGAATTTCATGTGTCTCATCTTCCGACAGCACACTGAGGTCAAGTTTCTTGTTGAGTTTGCTCATTTTAGCGGCTTATTCTATAAAAGTATTTAGGTTTAGGTTGCAACTAAACCTTTTTTGATTTGTTGAGGACCCTCTGGTGTATCTCCTCCCCAAGAATCTGCCTCACTAGGCGTGAATGTAGGCCTACTAAGTGCCCACTTCTTCTTTTTCTTCTTCTTCTTCTTTCTTGATTCTTTTGCATCATCTGTAAGCTTATCTATCTTGTCCAGTTTATCATCAGTAGCTGCTGCTTCTTGCTCGTCAGCTGCATCCTCAGCTGCTGCAGCCTGTTGAGCTTTCTGAACTTCCTTAAAATCCTTCTTCTTTTTCTTCTCATGAACTTTCACATCTGCTTTCTTAATATCATCCTTCTTGGCTAGTTCACTATTCTTCTGTTTAACTAACTCACCTCCCTTATCAGCTGCACGTCTAGTTGCAAGTGCCCCTCCAACTGAAGCTGCTGCAGCCGGTGCCGCTTTAGCAAGTGAACCTCCTATCCGAGATAAAGCTCCTCCTTTACTACTACCACTACTCTTTGGACGAATAGCTAAAGCACTACTACTCCTAGGAGACGAAGAAGATGTAGTTCTTGTAGCTGGAGCACGTGCTACTGGAGCCTCTTTATTTCCTTCAGTTCCCTTACCACCAGCAGCTTCACGTTTCTTTTGTCTCTCTTGAGCTATCCTACGTTGGCGTTCATTCCCTCCAGGGACCTTAGCCAAATCAGCACCACTCATTACTTCAGCTAGTTGCCTGTAAGTCTTCATTAGAATACTCTTTTTCTTTATTTAGATTGTTCCTTAAGTAACTTCATCAACTCAGAAGTGGTGCCAGACATAAACACATTATTCTGAACATTAGTCTGAGTTACTTTAGCCTCATCTATCTCCATATCCTTCATCTTCTTATGTAAATCCCCAATCTTTTCAACCACTTCTGCAGCATTCTTTGCACCATTAAACACAACCTCATAGGCTCTGGGGTGATCTGATTGTTGAGCTACTTCCATAGCTCCATCTAAAGATTCCTGCATCTTCTCAACTAGATCATACAGCTGAGATCTAGCATACTTATAATCCTTCTCTGTATCTGCCTCAGGATTAG